GACAAAGTTATGTGGAGTGAGGATATTAAGGGTCTAAAATAAAATAGCCCCTGGGCGCGGGGCTTGCGGGACATCATCCCAAAAGAGCTGTAGCAAGTAAACTAAAAAGATAATACAGCCAGATCGGGAGGATGTCAAGTGGGAAACTCCAAAGAAGAAGGACTCGAACGAATGGCAAATAAACTTCTACGTCAGGCAAATGCCGCCGCCGATCCTGAATATCCGGCATTCAGCGATCACTATATGGCGGAACGGGATAAGCGTCGGGCTGGTGAGGTTAGTCTGGAAGAAGTGTTCGATGCCACGGTTGGCAACCTCGATCCGGTAGCCGATCTGTTCGAGGTGACATGGAATGAGATCAGAAGCGGGGCTGCTAAGGTCGGCTGCAGCACAAGGCAGATCGAGTTCCTGGAAATGAGGATATGCCTGCAGACATATAAAGAGATCGCCGACGCAACCGGCTGGAATATCTCCACGGTTTATCATGACCTAAAGAATGCCGCAAATAGAATACAGCACATTCCAGCCTTCGGGCTTTGGACAGTGCTATCCGAAGTCTTTCGGGTTGATATTCACAAAATAAAAGTCTTGATTCTTTGCTCTCGCCGAGATCAAATCAAATAAAAGTCCGAGTTGTGTGCTATAAGTTATGTAGAGCAAACAGATGAGGCGGTCGGCATCCAGTTAGTCCGGTAGATGAAAATATCCGGTTGGGGTAAACCTTCCCGCCTCCAACATTCACCCCTCCAATTTAAGTGTTGTGGCTGGATTTGAGGCCGTGCAGAAGATTAGAAACTGCGCGGCCTCGCTCTTTTGAGGGTGGTTTCTGTAAAACAGGGATATATCAGATGCGATGGGAAAAAGGACAATCGGGAAATACGAACGGCAGGCCGAAGAAAGAGCGGGCGCTGACGCACGTTTTGGGGAAAGCGTTCGGCAACGGCAACAAGAAAGCGCTCGTGGTATTGATTCGCCAAGGACTGCTCACTTCGCAGATATCCTTTGATGATGCCCTAGAGGTAAAAGACGGCGAAGCCATAAAGGCAAAACGGGTAATCAACCTGCAAGCCGATGAGTGGCTGCAGCTGCTTAAGTTCCTTTATGCTCAGGTTGACGGCCCTCCGCCTCAGAAGAATGAAGTGAGCGGACCGGACGGCGGCAAGATACCAATCGACATCGAAATTAGCTTTGGCGGCGAAGCTTTAATTGACAGCGAAAATACGGATTAGATTCCCTAAACTCTACCCAAAGCAAGCTGAGTTCATATTCGCCAAGGCTCGCTACACCATTGTCGAGGCGGCCACCAAATGCGGCAAGACGGTTGCCTGCCTTGTCTGGCTCTTATGGATTGCATTATCGAGTAACACACCGGGCAGGAATTACTGGTGGGTAGCGCCTATATTCGGCCAGACAAAGATCGCATACCGGCGGCTCAGGCGATGGCTGGCAATACATAAATCCTTTGTAACTTTCAATGACTCGGAGTTGACGTGCAATCTCTGGAATGGCGCAATCATCTGGTTTAAGTCTGCTGATCATCCGGATGCTCTATATGGCGATGATGTTCACGGAGCGGTGATAGATGAGGCCACGCGCTGCAAGGAAGAAGCCTGGCATGCGATAAGGTCTACTCTCACAGCGACTAAGGCTCCAGTCAAGATCATAGGGAACGTAAAGGGACGGAAGAACTGGGCATATAAGATGGCGCGGCGCGCAGAGTCCGGCGCTCCGAATATGGCATATTTTAAGCTGACGGCATACGACGCCGCGGATGCCGGGATCTACGATATAGCTGAAATCGAGGACGCAAAAGCAAACCTCCCGGAAGCGGTGTTCAATGAGCTGTATCTTTGCATTCCATCTGATGACCAGGGTAACCCATTCGGCATAAAGGCCATTGAGGCTTGTATTCAACCGATATCGAGCCTGCCGCCGGTTGTCTGGGGAGTTGACCTGGCAAAGAGTGTTGACTGGACGGTAGCCATCGGGCTTGATCAGTCAGGCGCAGTCTGCCGATTTGAGCGCTGGCAGGGCGACTGGGAGCAAACAACGCGCCGGCTGGTTTCTCTTATAGGGCAAACCAGGGCGCTCGTAGACTCAACAGGCGTCGGAGATCCCATCGTCGAGCGGCTTCAGAAAGATTGCGAGAATGCCGAGGGATACAAGTTCACTTCGCGGTCGAAGCAGCAGCTGATGGAAGGGCTCGCGGTATCTATCCAGCAAGAGTCTACGCATTATCCTCAGGGGATCATACCCCAAGAGCTGAGCGATTTCGAGTATGAATACACTCGCACGGGGGTTCGATACTCAGCTCCCGAAGGATTCTTTGATGATACCGTGGTCGCGCTTGCACTTGCGGTTCGAGGCCTAACAACAAAAATAATTGTAGGCCGAATGGCTCCAACGAAAATACTTGCGGTGAAAACACGCTAATGCCAAAGAAAAGACAGATAGGAGAGCCCGACGTTACGAAACGCCGGATGATGGGCCCGGGAAGACAGACGACACCGCGCGGCTCTATGTTCGGCGCTTTCCCATATAACTACATACCACGCCGCAACTACGAGAAGTATGATATTACGTCGTTTGAACAATCATATCTCTCTGCATCGCAGCTCTTGGCCTTGTTGCCTGATCTATCGTCTGATATCGGCCTTGCAGTATGGAACGTCCTTCGCTTGGGTAGCACGGGATTCAACTATACAGTCAAAGACCCAGCCGGCCAGGATGATGCAGATGGCAAGTCTATACTCGATGGACTGCTGGGGCGGATTAACCAGCACGGCGGCGGCCTAACCGGATTGATCGTCCAATGGCTGCAATGCGGCTTCCTTCAAGGCGCGATCAGCGGCGAAGCTGCCCTTGTCGAAAGCTTACAGGATATCGAGGACCTCTATGTCATAGACCCATCCACGATAAGCTTCAAACGCGATGAGAATACGATGCTCCAAATGTGGCATACACCTCCAACTGGTAGCGCCAATAAGATTTTACTGAATCCCGAAAAGTCCTGGTATATCCCGATAGACCCATGGGTTGATGACCCATACGGTCGTCCTCCGGCCGCTCCGGTGCTTCAGGAGGTATGGTTCGATGTCATGCTCATTGCGGATCTCCGCAAAGTCGTCCATAATCAGGGCTGGCCGCGGATAGATATAAAAATTATCGAGGAAGTTCTAACCAATACGGCGCCGGCATTCGTCAAGAATGACCCGGAGAAGTTTGCCGATTGGCTGAACGATAGACTTGCGGAAATCCAGACAGCATATAACGATCTCCAGCCAGATGATACGTTTGTGCATTACGACTCAGTTGAAATCAATGAGAGCGAATCGGGCGGCAAAATATTTGATGCAACGTCGGTCATCCGAGTCATAGAGCGCCGAATGACAAAGGCGCTCAAGCAGCTGCCCATTCTGATGGCTTCGAATGAGGGCGTGACCGAGACCCACGGTACGGTCCAGTGGCAGATATTCGTCGCTGGGCTTCGAAGCCTGCAGGAACCCATTGGGTTCCTAATGTCCAAGATGCTCCAACTATCGCTTGAGGTCCTTGGACGGCAAGGAAGCGTGGAGTGCTGGTTTGAGCCGATCAGGACAACGGATCGCAAGGCAGACGCTGATGCGGAATCCATCGAAATTAAGAATGCGATAACCAAGTGGGCAGCAGGATTCCAGAGCTGGGAGGAAAGTTCGATAGAGGTTACGGGATCTGCTCCACCGGAAGGCGTTGAGGAACCTGACCCACTTGCGGCTCTTGGGCGTGGCGCTCCAGTCTCAGCTGATTCCATGAGCAGGATAAACGCGGAACTCTCTTTGTACCCGGGGTATGACAATGGCCAATCGCGCTGATTATGAGCGTGTCGTCAGGGCAGCCAGGCGAAAGGAATTGACCTGGAACCGCGCAAGCATCAGGCGGATGGATAAAATCCTTAGGTCCGCAGCAAAAGATGTTAAAACACAATTGCGCGCAGTCATCGGGACCGGAAAGCTGAGTGAGAGGTATCTATCCTCACTGCTGTCATCATTGCACGACTCGATTGACGGACTGATGACCGAATACCGAACTATCCTGCCGCTGTATCTT